AAAGATATGCCTAATCAAGGATTTGTAAATAAATAAAAATAAAAAGGAATGAAAGCGTTATTTATAAGTAGAACAGATTTGGTAAAGAATAGTATTCTTAACGGAAATATTGACACAGATAAATTTATACAATATATTTCGATAGCACAAGAAATTCACATACAGAATTACTTAGGTACAAAGCTTTATGACAAAATAAGTACAGATATATTAGCAAGTAATTTAACTGGTGATTATTTAACTTTGGTAAACGATTATATCCAACCAATGTTAATACATTATGCTTTAATAAAATACTTACCACAATCAGCGTATCAAATTTCTAATGGTGGAATATTTAAACACAGATCCGAAAATAGTGAAACAGTAAGTAAGGAGGAAGTAGATTTTTTAGTACAAGAAGAAAGAGAAAATGCAGAGCATTATACAAGAAGATTTGTAGATTATATTTGCGATAATTCTTCTTTATTTCCAGAGTACAACGATAATAGTGGTTCAGATGTTTACCCAGAAAAAGGAACTAATTTTACAAACTTTGTTTTATAAAAATGGCAATGTATAAACCTAAAAAGAAAAACTTATTAAAGTTAAAAAAATATTTAGTTAAACAAGAAAAAAAGAAAGATGGCAAACGAGGTTTATAGTGCTTCTTGGTGGGGTAACTTTTCAAGTACTGGATTTGGGAATATTTATTACGATATTGCTTTAGGATCAGAACTTGTACAAAAATACATTACAAGGGTTGAAGATGATGGAGGTTCTTTAGAAAGTTCTTCTTGTGTTTCTAATTTAGGTTTAGACGAATATAATTGGGATTTCTATTATAGAGTAATTGACGATAGTGGTACTATTGAAAATTTAGAATGTGTAACGATTTAATAAAATAAAAAAAATAAAATAAAATGTCAAAAATACCAACAATAGCGATGATACCAAGTGGTTACAAAGCTAATAAATTATATAGTGTATTACCTACTAATGGTGATGGTGATTTAACGACTGCAAGGACTTCAACAGCTACAAGAGTTAACGAAATAGGTTTAATAGAAGATGTTGCAACAGGAGTGCCAAGATTAGATTATACAGGTGGTGGTTGTCCAGCTTTATTAATAGAACCGCAATCGACGAATTATTATTTTCCAAGTGAGGGAACAGACGCAACATTAACCTCTCCTTATGGTAGTTTTGGTTTTTACGAGTTAGGAGTTTCTGCTATCAGTAAAGCAATCAATTATGTCGGTCAAGTATCGGTTTCTTTTATAGTAAAAAGACAAGACGGATTGTTACCAACCATTTCAAGTTCTGGTGGTAGTGGAGATATAGGTGTTGTTATAAATGGTTCAAGTTTAGCAGGTACAGGAGGTGTATTAACAGCTATTAGTGACGGATATTATAAATATACTTTAGAGGATTATACTTCTGACGGTACAAGTTTCTTTCAAGTAGTAACGTATTCAGCAAATACAACTTACGTTTCTTTAGTTCAATATGAAAATAGCTCTTACGCAACAAGCTACATACCTACAAGTGGTTCAACTGCAACAAGAGTAGCAGAAACGTTAAGTAAAGGTAGTTTATCGAGTTATATTAATAGTGTAGAGGGTGTTTTGTATGCTGAAATGAAAGCCTTAGCTGATAATGGAGATAATTATAAAATAAGTTTATCTAATGGTTCAGATGATAATGCTATAACAATTAACTTATCTTCAGTATTAAATACTGTTACTTGTTCTGTTAGAATTGGTGGAGGTGTAATTCAGACACAAAATGCAACAGGGATAACAAAAACAGATTATAATAAAATAGCTTTTAAATATTCTGAAAATAATTTTGCAATATATATAA